TAGAAAAACTAGGTGCTGCCTTTGAGCAGTTTTTTTGGTTTCCCGGCAACCACGATTTGTTTTACAAAGACAAGCGTGATATTCATTCATCGGCCTTTGGTCGCCATATTCCAGGAGTTACCGTCGTAGAGGGTATAACAACTCTTGATGATGTCACCCTAGTCCCGTGGCTTGTCGGGGATGAGTGGAAGGAAATGAAAAAGTTGAAAAGCCGATATGTGTTTGGACACTTTGAACTGCCGTTGTTTTATATGAATGCTATGGTACAAATGCCCGACCACGGTGAATTAAAAGTTGACGACTTTGACGGTCCTGATTATATTTTTTCGGGACACTTCCATAAACGACAGAATAAAGGCAAGGTTTGGTACATTGGTAATGCCTTTCCCCATAACTTTGCAGATAACTGGGACGATGAACGTGGCATGATGATCATGGAATGGGGCGGCGAGCCTAAATTTATTAACTGGGATAACTGTCCTAAGTATCGAGTACTCAAACTTAGTGAGATGATTGATAAGAAAGACACAATCATGAAATCTAAGATGCATTTAAAAGTAAACTTAGATATCCCTATTAGTTTTGAAGAAGCAAACTATATTAAAGATGAGTTTAGTAACCTTTACGATATCCGAGAACTTAGTTTGATTCAGGATAAAAGTAACTCTAACGGAATGATTGATGAAAACACTGAAACTATGTTTGAAAGTGTTGACCAGATTGTTACAGATGGATTGATTAATTTAGAAAACGGTCAAATGGATAAAAGCATTTTATTGAAGATTTATAACGAACTATGAGCTTTCACATTAAAAACCTAACTGTAAAGAACTTCATGAGTGTGGGTCAAAATACCCAAGCCGTAGATTTCGAACAAGGACATTTAACTCTAGTGCTAGGTGCTAACCTTGACTTAGGAGGAGATGATACAGGCTCACGTAACGGTACAGGTAAAACTACCATTATCAATGCTTTGAGTTACGCACTCTATGGTCAAGCTCTTACAAACATCAAGAAAGAAAACTTGATCAATAAGATTAACGGTAAAAATATGTTAGTCACTGTAGAGTTTGATAAAGGCGGAAATACATATCGTATTGAGCGTGGGCGTAAACCAAATGTGCTTAGGTTGTTTGTTAATAACGATCAGTTAAAAACTGACGAAACAGATGACGATGCTCAGGGAGATAGTCGAGAAACACAAAAAGCCATCGAACAAATGTTAGAAATGTCACACACCATGTTTAAACACATTTTGGCATTGAACACTTATACAGAACCTTTTTTATCAATGAGGGCTGCGGATCAACGAGAAGTTATCGAACAACTGCTCGGCATTACGTTGCTTAGTGAAAAAGCAGAGTCACTAAAGGCATCAGTTAAAGAAACTAAAGATGCAATTGTTGAGGAGACTGCTAAAATCGAAGCAACTAAACGTGCTAACGAAAATATTCAAAAAAGCATTGACAGTTTGATCACTCGTAGCAATGCTTGGGAAAATAAAAAAGAACAAGACTTAAACTCGTTGATTAAAAGTATCGAGACTCTAGCAACTGTTAATATCAACCAAGAATTAGATTTACATGCTCAGTTGAAAGTATGGGAAGATAACAACTCTAAGATTACAAGTCTACAAAAACAAAAGGCCACATTAGAATCTGCACTGATTCAAGCAGAAAAGGCTTCTGACAAGTATCAACGAGAATTAGAAAAGTTACAAAATAAAACATGCCCTGCTTGCGAACAGGATCTTCATGATCACAAACATGAAGAAATGAACGCATTAGCACAGAAACATTACAACGAATCTTTAGAATATGGTGTTAAGATTGGCAACGAACTTATTCCAGTTTTAAATGAACTGGAATCTATCGGTGATCAACCTAAGCGTCCTATTACGTTTTACGACACAGAAGCAGAAGCATTAGGTCATAAAAACAACTTAGATAGTTTAGAAAAACGCCTAACTGAACGGGCAAATGAAAACAATCCCTATGCTGAACAAGTTGAAGAACTGAAGAAAAGTGCTTTACAGGAAATCACATGGGATGTGATTAACGAACTAACTAGTTTAAAAGATCACCAAGAATATCTTTTAAAACTGTTAACCAACAAAGATAGTTTTATTCGTAAACGTATTATTGATCAAAATTTAAGTTATTTGAACAAACGATTAGGTAACTATATTGATACATTAGGATTGCCGCACCGTGTGATATTTCAAAACGATTTGAGTGTTGAGATTACACAGCTAGGTCAAGACTTAGACTTTGACAATTTAAGTCGAGGCGAACGTAATCGACTGATACTTTCCATGAGTTTTGCTTTTAGAGATGTTTGGGAAGGATTGTATCAAAGTTTGAATTTATTGTTTATTGACGAACTAGTAGATGCAGGTATGGATAGTGCTGGGGTTGAAAGTGCTTTAGCAGTATTGAAGAAAATGGCACGTGAACGAAATAAGAACATTTTCCTTATATCTCATAAGGATGAATTAGTCGGTCGTGTAAATAACGTGCTCCGAGTGGTAAAAGAAAATGGTTACACCAGTTACTCCGCAGGCGAATGAACCAGCTATGGCTCGGTATCTTGAGCTGTATTCAGAATATATGTCAATGGTTATCGATATACATAACTATAATGCAACGTTTCTGAAGTTCGCAAGAGTTAGAGACGAAGAGGTAATGAACATGCGTAGATTATATAAACGTATGAGACATTTATCTCATGAGTTATGGCAAGCCAGTTTAGAAGCAGATCATGAACATTGGAAACTGCATCCAAAAAAACCAGGACCAGTGAAGAAAAATAAAGATGTGGAAGTACCAGGGAGAAAACGTGGAAGACCTGCCCGATGACTGTGTCGGGTTTGTCTACTTGATTACAAATTTAATCACTGGTAGAAAATATATAGGCAAGAAGTTAGCAAAGTTTAGTAAAACAACTTATAAAACTGTTAAACTAAAAAATGGCACAAAAAAGAAAAAGAAAATTCGCAGTAAAATAGACAGCGACTGGCAAGAATATTATGGCTCCAGCAACGAACTCAGTGCAGACGTTGCTAATTTAGGCAAAGAAAATTTCAGCAGAGAGATATTATACTACTGTCGTAGTAAAGCAGAATGTAGTTACATTGAGGCCCGTGAACAATTCGACCGCAAAGTACTTGAATCTACAGACTACTATAATGGACAAATCTCGGTCCGTGTACATGGCTCACATATATTAAAAAAATAAGATCATGACAAAGTTTGATTACAGTAAAACCAATAAAAGTGATACAGCATTTTTAAATGATACATACTGGACTAATCCAAAAACTGGATTTGACAAAGCATGGCATGATCAAAGAAATAAACTAAGGCAACATCTAGGAATCCACGAATCCCATAATTGGGAAATTATCAACGAACCGACTGGACCACATGCAGGTAAGGTAGTATGTAATACCTGCAAAAATAAAAAAGGAAAAAGTATGTTTGTTTGTTGGATTCCAAAAGGTTATATATCATCTAGCACCTAAGGTTAGCGGGCCAGTTTGTAATACCGCTGTGGAAAAACCGGGGAATAACCGGACACGTAACATAATGATGCACTCCCCTGGAGGAATTCCAGTATCCTGAAAAATCGGAAGTGAGTCAGAGGGTAGAACCATACGCCCGACGCATTGTTATAGTATGAATGTTAGCATACGAAATCACCGGCTATAAAAACTTAAACACTAGGAACGAAGTTTAAGGTAGCAGATAATTCTGCGATGTCGACGTAGGTTGGGAAAGGTCAGAGCCCATTAGCATACGGTGAATAATTAAAACCTACTTCCAATGTCTCGGCTGTGATGACTCACATGAAGACAAAGAGACGGAACCTTGCAAAACGGTTCCGTCTGACTGAAACAATCTACATGAATTAAACACTTCGTGATTTAAAGAAAAACAATCAGTTCTAAGCGTGAGCGATAGAACAAATGAGCTTTAGCTCATTTCTAGTATTAGAAGAAAGGCATTTGTGTTTCTTTAGTAGTTTTTAAATTATTTTCGATGATATTATATATAAGTTTTCGTTCGTCTGAAGTTAGCATATGACTTTCGTTATATCCTATACCTCCTCGCATAAACCAACATATTCTTAATAGATCTTCTTTAATGGCTTTTGTGTTGTCTTTGTATTCTTTAAGAATACTTTCGATGTTGGCATTATCAACCGACAAAAGCCTCATGCGAAAAAAGTTGAGCTATCGAATACTAGAGGAATTTCAATAGTGTCGCCTGAAATACCTTGTTCTCTCATGGCATCAGTTACAGGAACTATAATAGGTTTAATTGAATTTTGTTCTTTTAGATTTTCTAAATGCGTTTGAATAACTTTAAAGATTTCCTTATCGGCATTGTTGACAAAATCTCTAATGAACAACGGATTATCAGTGCTGCCTTGACTAGTGTCGATTTTAAATATGCTGTCAGTGATAGTACTGATAGTGGCATCGGTTAATTTCTTAAAACTATCTTTGAATAATTTAACTTTAGTATCTTCATCGATTGAGTTATCGTTAGATAGTTGAATAATTTTCTGTGTTTCAAAAGCCTGTAGCGAGCTGTCGGTTACTTGTTTGTAACTTAAAGGTTTTACAAACACAGTCATATCAGCACTTATAGGTATTACTGGATTCCATGTAACACTTGCTAACAAGTTTGACATCACGGATCTTAAATCCACTTTGTATTCATATTCGATTTCTTCGTTGATCTTAATTGGAGTAGTCATCATTTCCCCGTAACTGGCAATACGAATGCCGATCAAGATAACATCCATGTCGATATTGGGGATTTTCCAAGCATTTTTAATACTTGGGATACAATTTTGAATAATATCTACTATAGCTTGCCCATTCATTAATGCATCGGGAACATTTAACATTAGTTCGTCTTTAGCGGTCATTGAGTATACAGGGATATTTCCATCTTCCGGCATTTGAATACTACCCACAGGCCAATATTCCCCTTGGCTTGGCAAATTAATATACAATTTAGGCTGGCGCATAAACATAGCCAATGGGTTAGCAGGAACTGGTTGTCCTTGTGGAGGAGGGAACATCACGTTATTTTGCATCTTTTTCTCCGAATAAATAACTTGAAGATATGTAGATTGTCTTCTTTGCAGTATTTATATACGCAGAAAACTCTGGAAAAACAATGGCACAGGTAACGGGATTTATAGGTAACGAAGAAGTTGAACTGAATAATGCTGCCACGGAAGCGACATTAAAACTGTTATTGTCTAGCACTATGGCTGCTAACAAACAGACATTAGATCAACTTAAAGCGTTGGCTACTAATGCAGGACTTAATGCAGAATCTTTTGACGAAACAGATACTAGAGTTAGAAATTTAGGTATTCAATCTTCAATACTTTCTAGAAACATCTTTTGGAGATTTAGCCAGTAAATTACTTGTAGGAAATGGTAACTTATCCAGTTTAATCGGTGCGCTGCCTAAGTTAACTGGAGAAATTGGATTAGTAATTGGCGCCCTTACAGGCTTGGCTGCTTATCAGGAATCGCTGTTAAAATCTTATAGAGAAATATCGGCTAGTGGAACTAACTTTAGCGGCAGTCTTACAGATATGAGATTGGCAGCGGCCAACGCTTACTTAACATTAGATCAATTTACTGATATTGTAAAACACAACAGTGCAACTCTAGCTAATATGGGCGGTACCGTTAATGATGGAGCAATTGCTTTTAGCAGATTGCAGAATCAAATATTAAGAAGCGACTTGGGCAATCAACTAATGGGATTAGGACTAAGTGCTGAAGATGTTGGCCAAGGTATGCTGACTTTTATTGCGGCTACAGGAGGAAGATCTCGTGAAGAATTGGCCAACACTGGAGAAATTACAAGAGCTACTGGAGATTACTTAACTGAACTTGATAAATTGACTCAATTTACAGGTACAAGTAGAAAAGAACAAGAAGAAATACAAAAACGAGCATCCACTAACGGTGCTTACCAATTGGCATTATCTAATATGTCTGAGAGAGATAGAGCAAAAGCCGCGGCAGGTTTAGCTATGGCAGCGACTCAAGGACAAGGCGCAATGGATCATTTTATGGCCAAAGTTGCTGGACTACCTGATATAACTAAAGAAAGTCAACAATATGCCGGTATGTTTCCTGATGCTGCCGCAGGTATTAGTGGAGTAGCCGATGCTGCCATAGACACTACAAAATCTATGAAAGATGTGGAAAACGCATTTGGTAGTGCCAATGAAGGTTTTGTTAATGGCGTTAACGGTTCGCAAGACGCACTAAAAGCCATGGCATTGGGTGGTAATAAATTTGCCAATGATACGTTATTATCCGCTGTAAAATTAAAAAATCAAGGTGCTGATACTGCCGAAGGTACTTCAAAAATTTTACAACAAATAACTGATAATCAAACAAAACAAGGCTCGTCGCAAGCTGCCGCAGCCGCACAAACTGAATTAGCAGTCAAACAATTAAGTGCTTCGTTGCTAAGTGATTTATTGCCAGTAATACAACTTTTATTAATACCGTTAAATTATGCCGCTCAATTTATTGGATCATTAGGAAGAGCTATAGCAAGCAACACACCATTAATGGTTGGGTTTGGTCTTGCAGCCACTGGGTTAATTGGTTCTTTGTTATTAGCAAGAACAAAATTAGCCGCAAGTACATTTACTCAAGGATACAGAGCTGGAGGCCTCACAGGTGCTCTTTCAAATTTAGGTATACAAAAAGTTTTTGTAGTTAATTTACCTGGGGGTGGATTGGGTGGTGGATTGGGCGGTTTAGGTGGTGGAGGATTAGGCGGTCCAGGTGGAGGTGTACCTGGCAGCACTGGTAGTCTTTCCGATTGGAGGAAAGGTCTCAGTGTTAAAGAGCAAGCACAGGAAGCTATACAAGGTATACAGAATACTGGTCAAAAGGCAATGAGTAGTTTTAGTAAACTTAGCCTGGGAACAAAATTAAGTATGGGTGGCGCAGCCGCAGGTATAGTAGGAGAATTAGGTTCTAACTATGCTAAAGATCACGACGCCCCAAAAACAGGAGCAAGTTTAGATATTTTATCACAAGTAGCTGGCGGCGCATCTACTGGTGCATTGTTTGGTCCGTGGGGTGCAGCCATTGGCGGTGCATTGGGACTTGCTAGTGGTTTATACAATAATATAGGTACACTATTATCTAAAGAAAATGAAAATCTTGGATCACCTTCTCAGGAAGGTTTAGAAAATACTGGCCAATCTGCTAGTGATAAACACTATGCAGAAATACAAAGAACCAATGATTTATTATCTAAACATTTAGAAGTTGCACAAAGAAATCACGATGTTGCAAAATCAACAGAAAGAAATACTTGGATTTCTTCTAGAGACGCTGAATATAATTCCGTCTACGGAGGCGTTGGTTAAGGTAAATAACCTATAAGCCGGAGAAATAGTCTTGTCTTGGAAAAAATACTTCACACCTGTTAATGTATCAGGAAAACTAAGCCCTATTAGTGGCAGTATGAGCACGGGAAACAACCCAAGTCGTACAAACTACTCCAGCTATCTTCCCGATGTTTACGCTGGCCATCCTAATCGTTTAGAGCGTTATGGACAGTACGATACAATGGACAGCGACAGTGAAGTCAATGCGGCCTTTGATATTTTAGCAGAGTTTTGTACACAGCTAAACGAAGAAAACGGTACTCCTTTTCAAATAAAATTCAAAGAACAAGCAACGAATACTGAAATTAAAATCATTAAAAAGTACTTACAACAGTGGTGTAAGTTAAACAAATTTCCCGTTCGCATGTTCAAAATTGTGCGTAACGCATTTAAATTTGGTGATAGTTTCTTTGTTCGTGATCCAGAAACACAGGCATGGATGTATGTAGATCCAGCCAAAGTAGACAAAATTATTGTAAACGAAAGCGATGGTAAAAAGCCAGAGCAATATCATATCCGTGACTTCAACCCTAACTTTGAAACACTGGCTACAACTGCTATTCAACCTAGCAATCAAAATGGTGGAGGAAGCCAATTTGGTGGTAGTTATGGAAGCGGCGGCGGCGCCGCAGGCGGGGCAAGAGGCATGACTGGATCGTTCCCTTCAACAGCTAATAGCAGCCGTTTTAGCGAAAATCAAAATCAGTATGCCATCGATGCCAAGCACGTAATTCACATCTCAATGAGTGAAGGACTAGACAATAATTTCCCATTTGGTAATAGTTTGATGGAAAGTATCTTTAAAGTGTTCAAACAAAAAGAACTATTAGAAGATGCTATCTTAATCTATCGTATACAACGTGCTCCAGAACGTCGTGTGTTCCATATTGACGTAGGCAACATGCCAAGTCACTTAGCCATGGCATTCGTTGAACGTGTTAAAAATGAAATTAATCAACGCCGTATTCCCAGTGCAGGTGGCGGCGGGCAAAGTTTAATTGATGCAAGTTATAATCCGTTAAGCATTAACGAAGATTATTTCTTCCCAACAACCGCTGAAGGTCGTGGTAGTAAGGTTGAAATCTTACAAGGCGGCCAAAATTTAGGAGAGATCGATGATCTTAAATATTTTACTAATAAGTTGTTTAGGGCTTTACGCATACCTAGCTCTTATCTACCGACCGGCTCTGACGACGGAGGATCTAACTTCAATGATGGTCGTGTTGGAACAGCCTACATCCAAGAATTAAGATTCAATAAGTATTGCGAACGCCTACAAAGCCTCATTAATGAGCCATTTGATACAGAGTTTAAGGTATACTTACATACCCAAGGTATCAATGTAGATAGCAATATTTTTGACATTAAATTTAATCCTCCGCAAAACTTTGCCAGCTATCGTCAAGCAGAAATGGATACTGCCCGTGTTAATACATTTAACGCTATGGTTGCTATTCCTTTCATTAGTAAACGATTTGCTCTAGAACGTTTCTTAGGTTTAACAAGAGAAGAAATTGCACAAAACGCTACTCAGTGGAAAGAAGAAAACGTCGATGAAGATCAATTCTTAAGCGCCAGCAGTGAAATGCGTAGTGCTGGTATTACTGCCAACGGTATGGGCGGAGATATTAGTTCGTTATCTGCACCAGAACCCAGCCCAGAAGCCATGGGAGAAGAGCCAGCTGAAGGTGGCGCACCTGTTCCAACGTCCGGTGGCGGAGCTGGAGAACCTGCTCCAGTAGCATAAATAACACTATGTTTTTAAGAGAATTCATTTATTTCGATCGCGAACAAGCCGGTCCCAAAGAGGATGATCGTTATGTCAGCCAAAATGACACCGACAACATCCTTAAAAGATCTGATTATCGTAAGACTCGTTTGACTTTAAAAATGATCAATGACATTAGAAAAGCCAGCGAATCGCACACTCGCGAACATAGAGAAGAAATGGGTTTAGTGCGTAAAATGTATGCCGCTCCTCCACCAGAAGCTGGTACTACTTAACGCTCTATATAACTCTTAGATACAGAAA